ATGAAACTCAACAAATCTACTGTTGATGCTATTCCATTAACTGAAAAAGGTCAAAAAATATATAGAGATGCAGAACTGATCGGTTTTGCTGTTCGGGTAACTAATAAAAGTAAAACCTATATTGTTGAAAGGAGGCATAAAGGTGAACTCTATCGAGTGACAATTGGTAAAACCACCGATATTCCTGCAACAAATGCTCGAGCAAAAGCTCAGATGATTCTGGCGAAAATTTCAAACAATGAATATGAAAAGCCTATCAAATTAAAGAATGTTGCTAATCCTTTAGATATTACAGTGAATGAAGCTCTTCAAATTTATATTGATAGAAATGACTTTAGGCCGAAAACAATTAGGCAATACCATAAATACTTTGATTTATATTTAGGGTGGGGCAACAAAAAGCTTTTCCAGATATCTAAGCAAGAAGTATTGGATCGATTTATTGAGGTATCAGAAGTAAGTGAGTCGTCAGCAAATGGTGCTGTATCTCTTTTAGGTACTTTATGGAAGTATATTCATGTTCTTTATTCAACAGATGAGAACCCGATCCTTAAAAGTAATCCAGTTGACATTATTTCCGTAACAAGAGGTTGGAATAAAATAGCAAGTAGGGATAGACATCTCCATAAAGACATCATTCACAAATATTACAATGCGGTGCTTCATTATGAAGATGAGTTGAATCTGGAAAATACTGCTAGGTCAAACACGCATCGGGATATCGTATTGATGTGCATGTATACGGGATGCCGTAAACAGGAGGCATGTTGTCTAAAGTGGGCTGATGTAGATATTAAAAATGGTACCTTAACTTTTAGAGATACCAAAAATGGTTCAGATCATACTTTTCCTATTGGTGATCATCTACACAGTATTTTGCGTGAACGTTGGTTATTAAGAGAAAACGATTGGGTTTTCCCAGCTACTAAGATGCCTACTTCGTGGAATATGCATGCGACTAAGGTAGATACATTATTGAATAGAGTGGGTAAGGAAGTTGACTATTACGTTTCAATGCATGATTTCCGCCGTACATTTGCCACTATATGCAACCTTTTAAGATTTAATATTTATGTGACAAAAAGACTTCTTAATCACACGGCTAAACCAAGAATTGATGTGACAGGTGGTTATGTTCAAATTCCAGATGAGGAATTAAGAGCTTCGATGAATATGATTGAGGCGGTTTATCAAGGCAAGATTGATTGCTTTAATTACCAATCTGTCTGGGCAGAAAGATTAAAAGAAATAAAGGCGGTCTAAACCGCCTTTAATCAAATAACTAATTTAAGTTTAGAAGGATTTTGTGGCTGTAAATCTAATTGCGTAATTTTATTTAATAGATCTAGAGATATATTTAATTCATTAGCTATATCAATTGCTGAAATTCCTTTTTTACTTAAAGCTTTGAAACATGTATTTAGTAAAGTTGGAACTTCTTTAGGTATTTCATGATCTTCTGACTCTAAAATAGCCTCACCAGTACGCTTCAAATGAATAAAGCCACTACGATAACTTGTTTCATTTAAAAGATCTAAAGATTTAGCTCTATAGAGCAAAGCTGCCTTACTTATTTTCCAATTTGTTTTCATCTCACTTAATTTATTCCAATTAAATCTACCATTAAAGCAATTACGGAAATGAGAAATCATCATTTCTTGTGGAATAAGTAAAGCACTAGCAAATCGATGCGCTTGCGACTCAGTGAGAGTGTCACCTGTAACACAACCATCATGTAGTACAAGATGTCCTAATTCATGAGCTAAATTAAAACGCTGGCGACAAGTACTACTAATTTCGTTATTAACAAAGATTGGTCTTTTAGATGCAATAGAAAGAGCATCGACTTCGCTTGAAACACTTGGAAAAGTAGTTACAAAAATTCCAAGCATTTCAGTCAATTGAGTCATATCGCTAATAGGTCCCAACCCTAAATTAAAATATTTTCTAAATTGAAGCGCAGCATTTTCAATATCTTGAAAATTCTTTACAGATTCAACAGAAGGTATTGAATACTTAGGGAGCCTTAAATTTGCCTCTATAAATTCTACTAACCTTTTTAAATATTCACCCTGAGCGATCACTGATTGCTTTGTAAAAATTTTGGCAGTTTTGTTGCTTCGAAAATTGATTTGTTCTTCTTGTAAAATCGGATGAGAACTGTAAAAAATATCCGTTTTTACATTGAAGAAGTTGCTAAGTACATCAATTAAATCAGGTGTAGGAACAACTTGGTTCATTTCAATTTTATGCAAGAATTGGCGTGACTTACCAACATGAATTGATAAGTCCTCTAAAGACAAATGATTAAATTGACGTAAGAGCCGCAATTCTAGACCATTAAAATAAGTATTCATTTTCTCATCAACTTTTGCCTATTTGCTGTTGAAGATTTACTTGATTCCGCTTGCATCATCTAAATCATCATCAGCTAATAGATCATCAATATTATAGCGTTTCAATTCTGCTGGTTCTGGCAATATAGCCGCTGGATCAAAAATAAATCTAGAAGTCTTATTAGATGTCCAAGCTGTAATCGGCTGTAATTTCTGGTTAAAACCAACAAAAGCGATAAATGTTTCTTCGTCATCAGTTTTAGCTGGAACCAAAATGAATCGCCAAAAAACAGGAACTTTTGAATCAGATTCAAATAATTCTAGATTGTAACTTTGCTTAAAAAAGTTTGGTCTTTTCGGTTTTAAATGATCAGATTCTTTAAAAAAACGGATACCAGGTGTGTTTCCAATTTTAAAGGTGAATTTATTTGAAGAATCTTCTAAATATGTTGGAGATGGGGCATTACCACTACGAATTTCACGAGCAAACCTATTACGGCATCTTCCAAAAATTGCACAACTGATAGTGTAATTATCATCATCTTTTCTACTAAGATCTTGAGTAGTTTGTGAAAAAACTTCTAACATATGGTTAGCAAAAAAGCTTAATGTTTCATCATTCAGTGATGCATCATAATAGCTTGGAGGGGGATTCTTCGATAAATCCATAATTAAGTCCTAAAGAGATTTGGGTAATCAAAATTTATTGCAAATTTTGAAAAGTGTCAACTAAAACTTTTTGCAATTTTAATTATTTGTCACCCAATATTTATCATGGAAACTACAATTATTTCTTAACTGAATCCTTATACAGTTGCAAGTTGCGCTGTATTAAGCACAGTCCTGCTTTGCTCATACTTTAAAACGTCTTTCTTTTTATATGAAACACGTCTTCCAATTTTCGAGAAAGGCAGTGATGATTGATCACAACGCATTCTAGCTAATGTCCTAACCATGGCTGAAAAACTTCTTGCAAATGCATCATCGAAATTAACTTTAGAAGAAAAAGCAAAGATGGAATGGATTGCCAAACTTGAAGGCAAGAATTCCTTATCTAATCTCATCCGTTCTATGTGTAAGAAAAAGATTTCAGAAGTAGAAGGTGAGATGGCAGGTAAAAGCTCTCTCGAGGTAATAAAAAACATTTGCACTAGAAAAGTCTCAGAAGCTGAATCTGAATATCAGTTTCTCAGAAATGTTTTTTGTGGGTCAAAAGATAACGGGTATACCAGAGATACCTTCGAATTAGTGCCTTTACGGGCCGAAAAATCGCGGCATACAAATGCTAGTGATAAATCAGTCCAGCTTGATCTACTTAGCTGGAAATAAAAAACCACTCCCTGCGCCAACAGGAAATGGTCTATGGCTGTTCAAACCCTTGGAAGAATGAACGTGAGTAATTTAGCAAATCATCCCTGCTCAGGCAAATGCACTGATTTTAAAGAAGAACAGTGCTCAACTTGTCTTATTAATCAAGATGCCCCGCATCAAATCGTAAACACTCAAACCGATGAAGAGAAATTTCTAGATCGTGCATTCAATGCACAAAAGGAGATTTCATGACTTCAGAAAAAAAGGTTTGGCCGTTAGGAACCAATCACACTGATTCTGAGGGAACGCCGTGGAAGCGTGACGAGCAGAACAATTGGTGGTTTTGGCAAGAAAACTTTGGCTGGTCACGCTACGTAGGTCCAGTGAACCAAGCTTTCTTAGATTTACGATTTGAGGTAGGGACTGAACAATGATTTTTGAATTAATAAATCCTAGTGATAAATGTACATTTGAAGCGCCAAATTTAAAAATTGCTGCTTTAGTTACTTGTGTACTTGGAAACGGTCAATACTCTGCAAAAGGAATTGAAAACGACCTTGATGTTCCATTCTTTATTTTTGGTGGGCATGACGAATGGTTTGTTTCTAATTTTGGGTTGAATTTTAAAGAAACTTATATTCAAGTTCGAAATGAAGAAAAGTTTGACCTGGTAAATAGCTTTAACAGTGTTTTGTTAGGTTCTTACCTTGACCGTACTGCTTTCTATAAAGCTTATGACTTAATTCAAGATCCAGCTGAGAAAAATAAATGGCGTGAACAATGGTTAGAGGAACGCCGCTCGTCTTTAAATAATATCTGTAAACGTGCATGGAATTTTGCTGAACAAGTGAGCTTGTATAAACCAGCTCAGGAAGGTGCAGCATGACGGTACGTCCAATTTTATTTAATTCAGAAATGGTTAGGGCCATTTTAAATGGATCTAAGACGCAAACACGCCGAATTATTAAGAGTAAAGTTCAAAAAAAAATTGATATAGCTGAACATCTTGGAGAGTTCTTTGGTTTAGAAGATTCTAAATCACAAATATCTTCTTATTTTCAGAAAATTTGTCCTTTTGGAGCAATTGGCGACCAGCTTTTTGTTCAAGAGACGTATGGCACCAAAATTAGAAGTTTAGGTGGAACTCCTCATGAGTCATTTGTCTACAAAGCAGATAACCCAAATGAAATTGCTTATTACGACTGTAAGGGAAAGGGTTATCCAGTTAGATGGAAGCCATCTTCTCGTATGCCTCGTAAAGCATCACGTGTTTTGCTTGAAATAGTTGATATCCGTGTTGAGCGTTTACATGAAATTAGTGATGTAGATGCTAAGGCTGAAGGTTTTGATAAACCTAAAACTGATTCAACTATGCAAAGCAATAATTCTCATAACCCAGTTCTTAACTTTCAAAAACATTGGGAAGCAATAAAAGGTAAAGAATCTTGGAATGAAAACCCTTGGGTTTGGTGTATTTCTTTTCGGAGGATTGATCAATGAAAAGATGTCCATCGTTTAACAGTTACTCAGTCACTGCAGATGGGAAAGTTTTTACACACCGTCGCAAGGGTAGGTTAGCCAAAGGGCTAAATAGAGTTGATTTTTCATACTCAAAAGAACTATCGCAATTTACCACTTCAAAAGGATATCGCACCGTTTCTGTATATATCGGTAATGGCAAATCAAGACCAATTGGTGTTCATCAACTTGTTGCAGATGCATTTATTGGGCCTGTTCCAGAAAATCAAGAAGTACGCCATCTAAATGGGATTCCATCCGATAATCGTTACGAAAATCTAGCTTATGGCACAAAACAAGATAATGCAAATGATAGGGTTCAGCATGGTGGATATAAGCAGGGGGCATCACATATAAATGCAAAACTTAATCAAGGGCAAGTAGAGAGCGTTAGGAAAAAACGTGCATCAGGCTCAAAAGTTAAAGATTTGGCAAAAGAATTTGCTGTAAGTACTAGCACTATTGAGTCGGTCCTCTATGGCAAGTCTTATAAAGTTAACCAAGGTGGCGCCTCATGAGCCAGATTGTATATAGAGAAGACAATTTCATTGGGGAACTTTTAATGGAAAAGTTCGTCTTTAAAAAAATAGGTGAATATAAGTCAGACTGGGCTTTAGCTTATGTTGATCCAAATAATTTATATAGTGCTGGCGGTGGACGTCTAACAGTCGTTTTAAGTAGTTTTACCGGTTCCGCTTTCTTTTCTCATGTTGGTCAACCAACTTTTAAAGAGTTCATTGCCCAATGCCATGCTCCTTATTTACTTAATAAACTTTTTCCTAAAATTGAAAAGTGGGTAGATGTTGAGGATGGTAATGAAGTAATTGAATACATAGCTATCAATAAGCTATCTGAATTAAAAGATGGTCGATCAAGTGGCGCAATTTCCAAAAAAGATCTTAGAAATTTTTATGAACACCTTAAAGAAATTGAATTCGAATGTTTTTCAAATTTCTTTGACCAGCTCACTTTTAAAGACCGATCAATCATGTGTGAACTGTTTGGTGAAGACTGGCTTTGGGAAAGTGGGCCATCCAAATTAAATCCTGATTACGTATACCTCGAAAAAATGCTGGTAGATGTGATTTCTGAATTTAAGAATTTAATTGGATTGGATGGGTGAGCGATATGAAAAATAAACTCATCGTTGACCGCAACCAAGCTAAAAATATCCGCGATAGGGAATTATGCGAAATAGCGGTAAATATGCGAATTAAGGAAGGGGAAAACAATCAATTTCGTGCGAGAAAAAAATTTCTCAATCAAGTTTTTTGGGTAGCTGAACCCCTTTGTAGCATTAAATGTGGACCTGAAAAATTCTACGGCCATTTTTCCTGTGATCCGATTCCTGAAGGTTGGAGCCGTTATACACTTGATAGACCAGGAAGTAGGGTTAATTTTGGTGAACATCGCTTTTTAGTTGAGTGCACTGAAGTTAAGACATTTAAATATTCTGCAGGTCAATTATTCACTGTTTTACTAACGCTTAAAAAAGTTAATGGTGGTGCATTATGAATATGTGCCTCAATCTTAACTTATTACCTCATGAATTGATTGTTGATAATTTTGCAGGTGGTGGTGGAACATCTACTGGCTTAGAAAAAGCCTTTGGCCGTCCCGTTGATATTGCTATTAACCACGATCCTAAAGCAATTGCAATGCATCGTGCTAATCATCCAAATACTCGTCATTTTTGTGAGGATGTTTGGGATGTTGACCCTGTAAAAGTTACTAACAATCAGCCTGTAGGACTGGTTTGGCTTAGTCCAGATTGCAAACACTTTTCTAAAGCAAAAGGTGGAAAACCGGTTGAAAAGAAAATACGTGGTTTAGCTTGGATTGCTCTTAGATGGGCTGACTTTACACGACCACGTATAATCATGCTCGAGAACGTTGAAGAGTTCAAAACTTGGGGCAGACTAGGAAAAGATGGATTCCCGAGTAAAAAGCACAAAGGTGAAACATTCAGGTGCTTTGTTAATGCATTACGTCATCAAGGTTATAAAGTTGAATGGCGAGTAATGAGTGCTCGGGATTAAGGATCTCCAACACTAAGAAGACGGTTTTTTCTTGTTGCTCGCCGTGACAATTTTCCTATAGTTTGGCCCAAGCCTACGCATGCTGCACCAGATAGCAAAGCAGTTAAAGCTGGGAAATTAAAACCATGGCGAATCACTGCAGAATGTATAGATTGGTCGATTCCTTGCCCAAGTATTTTTACTCGTAAGAAACCTCTAGTTGAGGCAACTTGTCGCCGTATAGCAAATGGTTTAGTCCGTTATGTGATCAATAATCCAGAACCATTTATTGTTCCAATGGATAAGGTTAAAAGCGTTGCCCCAGTACTTACTGAGTGTGCAAATGCATCTAGCCCAAGATGTATGCCTATTGATGAACCTTTACGCACAATTTGCGCAGGGGTGAAAGGTGGGCATCATGCGTTAGTTACTGCGTTCATTGCTAAGCATTATACGGGTGTAGTTGGTAGTGATATTCGTGAACCACTTCATACGATTACTGCAAAAGATCATAACAGTTTAGTCGTCAGCAACCTGGTGAAACTGCGTAATAACAACATTGGTCAACCAGTAGATGAACCATTACACACCATTACTACAAGTGCGGGTCATTTTGCATTGGTACAAGCATTTTTAACTGCCTTCTACGGTAGTGAGAAAGACGGAAATAGCATTCATGAGCCACTTCGTACGATACCAACACGTGATCGTTTTGGCCTTGTAATGGTTAAAGGTGAGCTGCACCAAATTGTTGATATTGGCTTCCGTATGCTTCAGCCAAGAGAACTATTCACTGCACAAGGTTTTGAACCTACTTACATCATTGATCATGGGATCGATGAACATGGAAACACTATCAAATTAACTAAGACAGAACAGGGAAGAATGGTAGGTAATTCTGTACCTCCTCAATTCTCTGAAGCTTTAGTACGTGCAAATTTTGCACATGAACACTTATATGAGGCAGCTTAAGAAATGGCAAGATCTAGAAATATTAAGCCCTCATTCTTTATGAATGAAGACATTATTGAATTACCTTATGAAGCACGATTGCTATTTATAGGGCTTTGGACTTTAGCAGATCGCGAAGGCCGACTCGAAAATCGACCTAAGAAAATCAAAATGTCTTTATTTCCTGCAGACGATATAAACGTTGCAGAACAGTTAGAGAACATTTCTAAGTTTGGTTTTATCGAGTTATATAACGCTGATGGTATTGATGTTATCCATATCGTTAACTTTGTTAAACATCAAAACCCACATGGTCTTGAGAAAGATAGTGAGCTACCTGACAGAAATGGCATCTACACTGTCTATCAACGTAATCCAAAAAACAAAACAATTGTTGGAAAGGCAATTCAGCTAAATAAAGCTGATTTAAAGCATTTTTACGATAAAACAGGTCCATTTGCCCCTCAAAATACTGGTTCTGCTGTTGAAAACAGTTATCAAGAAAGTGAATCGAATCAAGCAAACAGTAGTGGAAACACACAAGAACAGTTAGATAACGGTTCTAAAACTGTTTCTATCTCAGACCAAAACGCCCTGATTCCTGATTCCTTTAATCTGAATCCTGATTCCCTTAATCTGAATCCTGATTCACTGAATCCAGAAGGGAATAACAACTCCGCCGTTGGCGAAGTTGATTCATCGACTCAAGCAAAATTTAGTTTCAAGAGTGCTTTGAAAAAAAATGGTGTACCTGAGAAAGACGCTGCTGAGTTCTTACAAGTACGTAAAGCCAAGAAAGCTCAAAACACCGAAAACGCTTTTGACGCACTTTTGAATGAAGCCCAAAAAGCAGGAATCACACTTCAGCAAGCCGTCGAATATTGTTTGAAAAGACAAAATCCTTGGGGTGCCTTCAAAGCATCTTGGTACCTAAACGAAAAACCCGAAATGACTACTGGTCAACAGTCAAACCATCAATCGTTACCACGCAACGTAAATGATCAATGGGGAGCGCCAAAGAAATATGAACCGGTTGCTCACACAGCTGTGAAGGGTGAGTTGATATGAACGCAGTGCCTCAAAAATTGGAATATAAAATTTCCCATACAAACCAGATCTGTAAGATCCACAAAGAACAAATGATCAATGTACATGGTCGAATCGTTTGTCAGTCTTGTGTTGAAAAAATCATGAAGCAGTCAAATGAAAAATATGAAAGCGATAAGAATATTCGTATTTTAAATTTGAAAATGGCTCGAGCTGGTATCCCTAAAAGACATGTAAATAGCGGCTTTAGCAACTATGCAGTAACTCACAAAGGACAAGACAAAGCTCGTAAAACTTGTGAAAAGTTCACTATGGATTTCAATGCAGGTGTTTTTAGAAATTTACTCCTTGTTGGTCGTACTGGAACAGGTAAAACCCATCTAGGTTCATCTATTCTGAAAAATATCATCATTAAAAACTGGGAGGCTATTTACATTACGTCTGCAGACTTAGCTGAAGATATTGCGGGTGCCTATCGCCGTAGCGGTGATAGCGAAGATGAAGCACTAAAACGTTATGTGGGCAAAGATTTATTAATTATTGACGAATATGGCTTACATGACCGTGCTGAAAAACGTCCTCACCTGCTTGAGAGTGTTCATAAGGTTCTACTTACTCGTTATGACGAGATGAAGCCAACAGTAGTGATTTCAAACCTAAGCCTTTCTGAGGTTCGCGATGATCTTGGGGACCGGCTTTGGTCAAGATTTCAACATGATGGCTTAGATATTGTGGAATGTGATTGGGATGATGCTCGTATAGGTGGAGGTAAAGCACAGTGAACGCATTTGTTGATATGAAAAAATCTGAATACGCATTAGTTGCTTACTCAAACGTAGCAGCTAAATCTAAGGAGCGAAAAGCATTAGAAAAAGCAGTTAAGAAATGGCTGAAACATCCTGGTAATAAAATTCGACACGTTGAGTCTATAGGGCGTGATCTCAATATGCCTCACGGCACCGGACCTATGTATAAGCGTTTATGTTGTCGTTGCGAAACTTGTGTCGAATGGGCGCTTTCAACTGGTTTAATCAAATCTAAGCCAAAACCAGTTGTAAAACGTGGTCCAGATGCTCGCCAATTGCGTATTTTGGCACAGAAAAGCCAATTGACCCCCTACGCTACAGCTTTTAATGAAGATTGGGATTTACTGGCCTTAGAAGTGGATTATTCAGTTACGGCATTTCAACTTGAACGTATTTATCAAGGTCGTTCTGAAATTGATCACAACTTTGTTTGGAATCGAGTTAAGCGTGTAGCTGATCGTTTAGTTGCTGAAAAGTTAAGAGCTAAAGGGGGTGGGTGCAAATGAAATCTAAAGCAACCAGCAAAAAACGCTCAAAAAAATACAATCCAAACAAGCTAACCCCGACCCAAGTTCAAGCTAATCAGAAAAAGGCTTAACTACGAAGAGAAGCAGCTCAAGAATATGAATGCAATATGGGGTCCATTTCATAAGATGTAGGGACTAGATGGAAGCAGAGAAATTTAAAGAGAGAGGTTAATTGAGCATTTTCTAAATTACTTAATAGTACCAACTTGAATAAGGGCAGCTAATACTAAATCAGCCATTTTTAGGTTTGAGCGCTTTTTTCGCTAGGTCTATTTCTTAAAAAAGAAATAGACCTTTTTATTAGGAATTACTATCTTAATATTTTGATATTACTTCAAAATTTAAAATAAAAAACTTTGAGTAAATTCTTGTAATATTAATTTAATAATTCTATATTATAGAATAAGAGGAAATTATGAAATGGAATTTGTAACATGCCACAATATCTTTTTCTTGCTGAGACTATTTACAAAAAAATGAAAAATGAAAAACTATTTTCTAAAGATGTTTTAGAAAATATGTATATTCTTATGAAGGTGATTCGAAAAGAAATTAAGGGTACAGAATATAAGCTGAAATATAATTTTATTGATTTCAATGAAGTACTGAGTAAAAGTAAAAATGATTGTAAGGTAAAGATTGATGTAAGTTTGATTCCTTCTTATAATTTAAGAGAAGAATACATTTTATGGTTAGCTGGGTTTATTCAAAAAATTACTGAAGGGGGCCCTAAGCCACCCCCTCCTATCAAAGAATATATTCCCGAGTTTATAAATTTGGAATCGGAATTAGATTTTTTAACCTTAAATTTAGAAAAAAATCAAAATAATGGGGAAGAGATTGTAAATTATTTTAATTCCAAACATTATAAAGCAACTTTTAAAAAATAGTTTTCTTAGTCCCGTTAACTAATTTTAGAAGTTTTATTCTTTTTGAACTTTTACTTTTTTGTAGCAGCAAAGAAATTAACTTTGCTAAAAGCTATAATTATAATATTTGTAATAATTTTAAATTTTTTTAGATACTTTTTTAAAAAAAATATTGATTCTTCAAAGAAATTCATTTAATTTAATATTGCTAAGTAGCCATACTTAGTATTTCAGGTTTATGTGGATTTCATAAGCTCATTTCTGGTTCGGAAATGAGCTTTTTTAATTCTTTGTTATTTCTTATAATGGGTTTTTATAATCATGTAAAATAAAAATGATAGAATGATCAAAATTGCTGAGAGTACAAAAGCTACGATGATAGTTTTCATTTTTTGATGCTTTTTTATGAAGAAAACTTTTAGAGAGTAATATTTTAGCTTTTTTCTGTCAATATACTCCTATTATTTTAAGAAATATTATTCTAGTGAGTTTATCAATTAAAGAATCAAGCTTATTTAAGTTGTGGATAAATATAATATTTTATGTAATTTATGGTTGATGAAAAAGAGAATTTCTGAGTAAGAGTTATAAAAGTTTTAGATTTCTAAACAACCCCTAGGTAATAATTTTATAATAAAGGGAAACTAGATGTGGCCTTTAAAATTTTGGTGTGTGATGCAAATCCTACGTAAAAAGGGTTTGGATATTAAATTACTAAAAAGAAGGAAATGATAGGGGCCCCTATCCTAAAAGTGCTGACACATTGGTAAGTAGGACCAGCTCGATGTTTTTTTGAGGATCAATATATTTTGCATATATAAAAGAGAGCATTTTTTTACAAACAAAAATAATGAATTGGAACAAGGGTACTTCTAAATAAATCTAACGGTTAATAATTCTGGAACTAAGTGTTTTTAAGGATTATGTCATGCAAGAAGAGCTTCAAGTTTATGTAAATCTTACTTGCTTGATTTGAGGTCGTTATGATTAAAAAAAGTAACCGCCGTCAGTGGAGCGAGTTTTTCTCCAATAATAAAAGACAGGAATTCTTTAAGGATTTCAGTGTTTCATCAGGTAATGACAAAGTTAAAAAGCATAAAGCTAGCTCAAATAAACATGTGTTTTTCCCGTGCCATGTAGAAAAAGAAAATGATGGTGAAAATAGTGTGTATAGGGGAAGTACAGGTGGTGTTATCATTTTTGGTAAGCAATACATCACAATCAAATTGCCTTATGGATTAAGCGCTAACGAGATTTGGCGGGCTACAATTGATCAGAACGGAAAGCAAAGAAATAGTCTTTCAGTAGGTGCTAAAAAGTATAAGGACAAGGTTCAAAAACAATATGGACCTATGTTTAGAGCACTTAAGTTAAAAGCTATCGATCAACTTTGTGAAATACGGTTAATTGTTCAGCCACCACTTAAAACTCGTTCTTACAGCGCTAAAACTTATCCACGATTTGATATTGATAACTATCCAAAACTACTAATTGATAGTGTCAAAGGTGATGGCTTGTTATTCAAAGACGACAATATTTTCATAAGTGAACAAATTAAGCTGGCAGAACCATGTGAAGAGGGTTGTGTCTGGCTTTCGTGCGTTTTTACTGATGAAACTGATTGGTTGTCAAAAACTGTAGATTTTGATTGGTTAGCTGGGAGAAGCATTTAAATGGCGAAAAAGAGCGATTTGCAACGTCGAGTACTTATCGGAAGAAAACTTGCAATGGCGCGTGACATGGCTCAATTACGTCAAGAAGACGTAGCATTAGAAATATTCGGTACACCGCATAAAAATCGAATGAGTGAAATCGAAAATGGTAAGTTAATGCCAGATGCAGAATTACTTTCTTTGCTATGTCAAAAATATGGTGTTTCAGCTGACTGGATTCTTGGTTTTACGATTGAACCGGAACTAGATAAAACAGCTTCTGTAGCAGGTATTCTGTTTAACAGTCTTGGTGAAATGATGAGTGAATATACTCAAGCTATGGCATTTCAATTGAGTATGGCTGCGGCACAGCATATTACTTCTTTCCCTAAAGCCTTAACGGTTGAGTTACTTGAAGCCTCAAAGGGGCTTATTCAAGCATGTTTATCTCAAGAACAGTCTATCCAAGAAAAGGTTTTACCTGAACTTCACACCCTCATGCGTATAGTGCGTGAGTGTGAACAAAATCGTGCGAAACAAATCCGTAACTTAGAAATGGCTATCGATGATGTATTCCAACGCGAAGAGAACGATTTACAGCAAAAAGCTCTAATTGATCTGATCCAAAATAAAAAACGTTTTAGCAAGGCTTCTTTACAGCAACAAGCTATAGCTGAAGTAAAACAAATAGGTCTATTTACTGAATAAGGGATAGACTTTAATGGCTCGCAAGATTGAATACTCGGAAGAAATTTGGAACCGGCTAAAAAAAGTCTATGAATCTTCTCCTAAGATTACGTGGCAAGGTTTAGTTGATCAGGTTGGCGAAGAACTCGGTTGTGAGATGCCTTCGCCATCCGTTGTACGCCGTAAAGCACTTGCGGAGAAATGGAAAAAGAAAGCTAAATCTCTAGTCAAAAAGACAGCTCAGGAGCTTAATAAAGAGATTAAAAAATTGACCAAAAAAAACAATGGTCAAGAAGATACACAAGATACTGAAAAAACTGAAAAAAGTAATAGTCAAAATTCTGTCAAAAAAACGTCAAATATTGCTGAATTTAATAGTCAAAACTCAAAAAATAGTGGTCATAACAACGGTGGCCGTTCTACAGTCAACGAGAACTATCTAAAGTCAGCTTTGGTTGTCAAAAACAACCGTATAAGAGCTCATAAGCTTGGAGAGTTAATTACAGACACTATCGATAGTGTTATTCATATTAGAGATGAAGTACTGAATTTAAATAATCCAACTGAGGAACAATTAGCATTAGTCAAGTTCAAGATGGGACTTATATGTCAAGTTGTAGATTTAAACGTTAAGCAAAGTATCAGCATTTCTAACATTGCCAAGACAGAAGCAATGTTCTGGGGCTTAGATGTAGATGATCTTAAAGACCAGTCGGAAGTTCAAGCACGGCGTAGTTCTGTTATTTCGGGTGCTGAAGAAAGAATGGCAATCGCTAAAGCTAATATGAAGAAGAAAAAAGAAGAGGCGTTTATGCGTAAGTTAGCGCTAATTGAAGCAGGTGAAGTAGAGCCAGATGATAAAAATGAATAGATTTTATATAAAACTTTACACCATTGAAATTATTATCTTTCTATTAATTATAATGCATGTGGCATTTATATTTTACAAAGTGCTTAAAATCATTAATTAAATAGAGTATTAAGTTATGACCCTTATTTCAGCAGCAGAAGCAGCTAAAATCTCAGAATCTGCACAGCCATCTACACTTGAGGAATTGAAACAAGAAGTAGGTGTATTTATTACTTCTCTTGCCGCAAAAGGACAGAAAGAAATGACTTTCACCTTATCAAAATCAAGAGCTACAATGGCAGTAGTCAATGAGTTACAACAGTCCCTAATCGATCTAGGATACCAAATTGAATTAGATGTTTTGGATCATAATAATTATTTTCTAAAGATTAAGTTTTAATTAAATTTTTGGTTGGAACACTTAAAAATTCAAAAATAATTATGATTCAAAATGCCCTATATCAGTATGGGGCATTTTTGTTATGACAGATTCAAATCACAATAATCCAGTTTTATCTTATGATGAACTTGGTTTCATTATTGGTATGAAACGAGTTGAAAAAAAAGTAAGTACGATTGATTCAAATATTGAGAAGATCATAGATATTCTTACGCAAAGCTTTGAAGAGCAAAAAGCACAGTTTGCTAAGCCTCAGCCAAAACTTACTGAATTTCAAAAGATGCTTAATGCTGTCAATAATAGACCAGCTTTAGACTTCGAAGATTTATTAAAAGAAAAAGCTAATCCAATCACTCAATCTTTTGTTGTAGCAGACAAGCTGGTCAAAGACTTTGCTGATGTTTTAGAGCAATCAGTTAATGATCTTAATACAGTAAATAAAGAACAAATCAACCGACCTAAGGCACGAAAGTCAGCTATAGAAATTAATAGCCATGAAGATTTGAATAAGGTCGTAAGCTCATCTACACCAGAACGGACGCTAAATTAGCATTAGGTGAAGAAACTAATACACTCATTAATCAAAAAATTGAACCGGTTGTAACCCAAACTGAAGCTGCAGTTAAAAAAGTAGATCAAATTGCAGCTCAGTATATTGATCTTGATAAGAAAGTTGATTCTGGTTTTCTAGCTGAAGCTGAAGCACGTGCAAATGATAAAGAGGCTTTAACTCAAAGTTTTGAGCTTAAGTTTGCTGAAATGCAAAACGAATTCGGTAAGTCAAACGCTCTAATTTCAGAAGAAATAAAAACTCTAGCAGCTCAAGATAAAGCGTTTACTGAGCAAATTAGCACCGCACAATCACAAATTGGTGACAACAAAACTGCTATTAACAAAGTCGAACGTACTGTAAGTGATTTGAATCAATCTATTGCTGAGAAAACCTCACAAATTGAATCTACTCTTAAAAACTCACAAGAACAAATAGAAGGTAATGCCGCAAACATCGAAAAAGTAGAATCTTCAGTGAAACTTGTTGATGAGAAGGTTGTTTCAGAAGCAAAAAAACTTGAAGAACTAAAAACTGACTTTAATTCGAATAAAACTAAAACAGAGTCGGATATAGCAACAATTGCTCAATCAGTTTCTGATGGTGATAAAGCCTTATCTTTACGTATCGACCAAACGAAAGCAGCTTTGGAAGAAGCTGATCGGAAATCTAATGCAAATATTTTAGAAGTTACTGAGTCACTTACCGAGTTGGAACAGTCTACTGCTTCAAAATTTAGTGAACTTGATACAAGTATCTCTAAAGAAAACTTAAAGGTACAAGGGCAAATTACTGATGTTCAAAAAAGTGTTTCGACCTTAGAAAGTAATACAAATACAAGCATAAATGGCCTTTCATCATCACTTAAAACTACTGATGATCTTGCAAAATTGGCTTTTGATAATGCAGCAGAAGCGCAGCAAACAGGAACAACAGCTGTAAAAGCTACCGAAGCCCTTTCTCAAAATTTATTAAGTCTAAAATCTCAAACTCAAGTAACTTCTGGGGTACGTGCAGTCGTTACGACAAAAGGTATTGATGACTGGACACGTTGGCGTACCACTGCAGAAGTGAAAGTAATTCAAGATTCTGATGCACTAGGTGGTTATATTCTTGAGCTTGGGAATAATGCTGATAATGATGAAACATGGGTTCATTGGAATGAGTTTGTAAAGATTAACCCAGATACACTTTATCGGGTTCGTGCACGTTTCCGCCGTGTACTCGGTGAAAATGGATCTATTTATCTTGGTGTTGCATGTAAAAATGCAGACCAAAGTAAATACGTAACGACTACAAACACCCTTGCAGGAGATATGGGTTCTTCTAACTACTTATTGTCGGCCATTAAACCTAATTTAGGTGAATGGCAAGAAGTAGTTCTATACATGAAGGGTAAATCTACTGGGGCAGCAACTGGCTTAGGGACAATTGATAATCCGCGTACTTTCCCAGCGCAAGCTGAATTTTATGCCCCAATCTTTATTGCAAACTACAACTTCCAGACAGGAATTTGTCAGCTTAATTACATTATTGTTGAAGATAACAACTCATTAGCTTCAGCTAATGATGCAACTGCAACTGCAAATGATTTATTCAAAACAGCAACTAACAGAACAGAAGCTGAAGCTGAAAGGACCAGTAAGCTTGAAACAAGAATGCAGAATGCAGAAACAGGTATTCAGAGCAATGCTCAAGCTTTATTGAAAACAGCTACAAAGAGTGATCTCGAAAGTGCAATGGGCCGTGTATCGACTGATATAACAGCTGCTGTAGATAATTTAAAAATCGGTGGTGTTAATGCAGTTGCTAATTCAGAAGCTCCTAGAACATCGACAGCTACAACAAGTCGTGAATACTTAATGTATGAACGAAGCAAAGAGTTAAAAGTTTTTTATGACGAAAACTTAGATAAGCCGGTTACCATTTCATTTGAAGTGAGTGTACCTGTTGCCGGTTCGGTTCAGGTTTACTCATCTAATGGTTCTGCCCACTTTTTCACAACTTCAGTTACAGTAACTAAAGCAAATGAATTTCAAAAATTTGCAGTGACGGTTTTTCCTAAATTAAACACTGACAGTTCAACTGAATCTACAATTGAGTTTTACGGTACTTATGGCTCAGGCCGAATTCCAACAATTCAAAAATTACAGATCGAAGCCGGCAATAAACCTACAGCATGGAGCCCAAGCCCTCGGGATACGCAAAGCTCATTAAATGCTAATGCAGAAGCGATTAAGATCACTCAAGCGGAAGTTAAGAAGCACGGCGAAACATTGTCTTCTCAAAGTTTAGATATTTCTAAGCTTAGAAATGATCTAAATTTAACAAATAATGAAGTAAATAAAAAGGCTTCGTCAGAAGCATTGGAAGCAACGAAATCAGATGTAACAGAACAAGCTGGACAGATTAAAGCAGTTACAGAGCAAGCAACAGCACTCTCTGCAAGTTTGAGTAGAGCCGCAGCTGCTGGTTCGAATTTGCTTATCCAGTCAAATGTTGTGGGTAAATATAACGGAACTTCATATCCTCATCTTTCATATAAGCTAGGCGAGGATTGGGAGGTAGGCGCAAAATACACTTTAATGTGGTGTGCCGAACATCAAAGAAATGGTGCGGATACAAACTCTAATTTGGCAGTTTATGCTGGGGGAGGTCAGCAAGCCTTACAATCCGTTGTTAATACAAATGGCAAAGTTATTAATAAAATAACCTTTGTTAAAAATAATCAAGTTATTGAAAAACGTGCTTTAAATTTTTACATAATTAACAGTCCTACTGCTGCTCAAGGTTCAGTCGGAACGGTTTATTGGGCAGTGCTTGTCAGGGGTGACTTGATCACTACTGAATCGTGGATCCCCAGTGCTTATGACTACAACGCTGCAGTAGACCAAGTTAATGCAAACTTTAATGATTTCAAACAAACATATGTGACTGAAAAGGAGGCACTAACAAAGAGAACATCAAGTCTTGAAACTGGACTTTCAAATGCTGAAAAAAATATCGACAACACCGCAAAAGCACTGCAGAACTATGCAACCACAGCAAAGTTAGACGAAGCTACAGCAAATCAAACAAATCAGCTTAATGCTCAAATTAAAAATGTTAAAGCATCTATTGAATCTGCTAACGATAGTGACTCTTTACTGCCAGATTTTAATTTAAAAAACCCTGAAGATTGGATTAATTACTATAGTTATGATTTGAAAATCCACTTTAAAACAACAATTACAGGAAAAGTTGGCAATACTGTCTTTAGAAAAGATTCTTCGAATCAAGCAGGATGTTGGATATATAGCCGCAAAGCTTTACCGACAAATCGTTCTTATAAAGTTAGCTTTTGGGTTCGCCGAAGTGCAGATTCTACAGGTGATTGCAGCATTACGGCTATGTATGGCAAAGCAGATGGTAGTTTTTCAAATGCTACAATCACTGCATCAGTGATTGCTTTAAATAGAATTCCAGCAAACGAAGAATGGGTATATATCGAACAGGTTGTAACTTTTAATACTCATCCACAAATGAAGTTAGGTTTTGCACTTGGACACAATGGCAGTGGCGGTTGGTGGGAGTTACAAGCTTATCGGGTAAATAGCGTTTTAACAGACAAAGATGTAGACACATCACTTGTTCGCGCTACACAACTACAAAATTATTCGACTACTGCTGACACCACTAAAGCTGTTGCCACAGCTACAGATGCCTTGGAAGCAAAATTTAAGCAGAAGTTCGGGAATTTATGGACAGATAGTTCAGCAACACTGGATAGCACCCGTTATACAAAAGCAGAAACAAATAAAGCTATTGCTGAAGAAAGTAAAATTCTAAAAGCAACAATTTCGTCTAGTGGTGGAGACAATTTAATCAAGAATGGTGATTTCTATGCGCCTTTTTCAATCTCTAACTGGCGTCAGAATGCTGTTGTTGAAGGTAATGTTCTAGAAGTTTTTAAGGATGCTTATGGCGCAAACTGGGGGAGATTCCGCTCTACGAATTCGTCTACATATTTTAAAGGTTTTATCGAGTCAATTACGATAGCTGATGGTTTAGAAATAAATCAAACCTATACGTTGTCACTTAAAGCCAAAGCTCTAACTGCAGCACAAAAAACTTTGCTATTAATCATCCATAGATATGATGGTAGCTGTAATAATCAGGTTGTTAATGAATGGAATATTGCAACAGATAAAGAAATATTATGTACTTATAATTTTGATACAAATATCAATAACTTACAGTATATTAATATTATCCTATGTGCTCAAGTAGGGTATGCTCCTGATTTCTTAATTCGAGAAGTTCAATTAGAGAAAGGTGAGTTAGCAACAGGATTTAGAAAAAATCCTCGTGAAATTGAGAAAGGTTTAGAAGCTAACTCATTAGCAATTACAGGTACTAAAACAGATGTTCAGAAAAATTTAGAAAAGATCCAAGTACTAACTGAAAATTATACAACTCTGAAATCTACTGTTGATACGAATAAATTAACAGTTGATGGGAAGTTTCAGGAAATAAACTCTACAATTAGTGATAATCAACAAAATATAACCCAATCAATTAATAGCTTAGATTCTAATTACAAGCAGTTAAATCAAGATCTAGGACAAGTCTTTAATTACAGAGTTTATTCTTCAGGCTGGAATAATGATTTTACTGGAATCAAGAACTTAAAAGGTGAGACTATATCTGTAGCTTCTAACCGCGGCTTTTCTGTGCATGTTTTAGCAGCAGATGGCTCGATTGCAACCTCTACGAGATACGATACATATGCTGACCCAGCTAATGCAGTAGCAATGAGTAATGCAATTCAGTCATTACCTCAAAATACTTTTGTGATTATCACTAACTATGATTACATTGCAATGAATTTGAATAGTGTAAAACCAGCATTACTTTCATTAGGCGCAAATCAATTTACTCTCGATCAGATTACAGGCAGAGATGCTTATATTTTAATTGGGCAGAAGGGAATCGGAGCGGGAAGAGGTATTGAACTTCATGCAACTCCTGACTCTGGTCTGAATGGCGCAAAACAGATTATGGTTGCTGTTCAGGTCGTTAGTGGTATTCCATTAGGATTAGCTAATAACAGTGGTAATTTGCAAAAAGTTTTAGAAAATCATGCTCAAATTTTAAGTCAAAAAATTACTCGATCTGATGCAAAAGAAGTATTTGCAGAAGAAATAAAATCCTTTTCAGCAAAACTGGATACTATTCAATACGCAGAAGACAATTGGATTTTATTAGGAGATGAAACCAAAACATTAAATGTTTCAACAGGCACAAATCAAACTTTTCCAGTCTGGGAACTACAATATAAAATTAAAGAACTACCAATCGCTAAAGGTGATCCTGTAGTTATACGAATCAAATATAATGCTTCGGTAGGTCTAATTGGTGCAGTTTGTACCATCCAATTTCACGGCGCGGTATATGGGCTTGGTTTACCATTATTTACTGTTCAAACAAGTGGAGAATTAGAATTAACGGGGATTTTTCCAAGTGATGTAAAAGCTACGAATTTTGAATTTGTTCCTCTGGGTTTACGATTTGATAATGCTCCTTCAGCGGGCACATTTTCAGTTTCGAATATTTTCATTAGCCGAGGAAATTCTGCTCCTAATTTCAAAGGAGGATTTAAAACTACTCTTAAACAAAATGCGAAATTTGTGGAAGATACATTTATCAATGCTGATGTTAACAAAGGTGTTATTGCACAACAAATTCAGCAATATGATGCTTCAGTGCCAGGTGGACTTTCAACGGTATTAAAAACTACTAAAGCAGCAGCGGATCAAACATCAAAAGATTTAATTAATCTTCGTAATAATGATATTACTCAGCTCCAAACAAGCACCGACAATCTGGGTTCAGCATTAGAAAATACAACTAAGCTTGCAATGATGATTACTAACGGTAAGTTGCTTTACGGTGATGTAAATTTCAAGAAAGGAATGAACAACGTCGGCACTTATAACAATCTAGGCAATGGTACAGTTAGTGTTACTCGTGAAGCTAAAAGTGCTGACAATCCGACAACTTCAACTCATGAACTTAGAATCGTTACAACTGGTTCAGCAAGCCCGAATTTCGGTGGTTTTCATCAACAGTTTTTCACACGTTCAAATGCTATTTTTATCATTAAATACCTGATTAAATTACCTATCGGCTACAAGTTATATCCTGCAGCAAATTTAATGGGCGATGGATCAGTAGATAAATTCATTGGTAGCACTGACGGGACGGGGAGATTTGAAGTTTATGTTCGTATGGTTAAATCCGGTGCCACCGGAAGATTCGATACTTCTGGATTCGTACATGTAGCGGGTGGACCAGCCCCAACACCTGAAAGCCCTCTATTCTGGACTTTAGCTCAAATTGAATGTTATGACGTAACTGACTATGCATCTGCAGATCCTAATTTACAAGATTTCGTTTCTACAGCTACAGAATCATTAGGGACATTAACTAATTTTAAGGAAACATGGGCAAGTAAACTTACTGAAATGTCTTCTAAATTAGATAGAACAAATAGTGCATATATTCTTAATTCTGACCTAACTAATACAAATATTGAAAGAGCAATTGCTGCATCGTCAAATCAGTTAAAGTCGGAATATATTGATCCCTTACAGAAAAATACTGAAAGCTTAAAAGAAAATATTTTAACGAATATTGACTTATCAGGTTTGAATCCAGATATTTACTATCCTGTTATCTTTCAGTTGGCTACCGGTAAGCAAAAGTATGATTTTAAAGTATTTTGTACTTTGGGCGGCCAAAATAATAGTAATGTGCCTTGGGCTACACATGGTACACGCTCTTTCGGTCTTAATTGTGAATGGAGTGTTACCGCTAATGGATGGGGTACTCAAGCAGAAAATAGAATTATTGATAAGTTCTCTTTTAGCTGGACTGCACAATCACCTTTAATAAACATTAAACAAATGCCTAACTCTTCAATTGAAACTGTCTTTTTACGGGGTGGGGCGAGATATGATATTTCACACTATAAAACGATTACACCACTTATTAAAACTGAGTCTTTCACAGCTTTGGGACAATCTATTGAACCAATTCAATATAATTCGTCACTTGTACCAGTACCAATTTTTGCAGAAATTGTAAAAGCTCAAGACACAGCTGCTGCAGCATCTAGAACAGTTGCTGACATACAAAGAGATTATGTGACTTCTTCAAAATTGAATGAGGCAGTTGCTTCATCCAGTGAACGATTATCAGCCCTCTATTCAGCAAATAGCCAAACCATTATGGCGTCTGCTTTGCAAACTTTTGAGATAGATTGGATTAACAGAACGCCTAGCGGCTCAAGAATAGATATGCGTTTAATTGAAGATCAAACATGTCGGGGAGGTTATGCATTACGGATGGGTGATAATTCTGGCAACGATGAAATCTGGCTAAACTGGTTCTCTACCTTACCAATTGATGATAATAAGATGTACCGGATTAAATACCGCTACAGAAGGGTGTCAGGTGCTGGTGTAGTTTATGTGGGGGCCACCTGTTTTAATGCCGCAAAAACTGCATTTATTACAGATGCTAATTACATTAATGGAGATATCGGTTCAAGTCATTATGTGGTGGGTGGTGCTGCACCTGCCTTGGGTACATGGATGACGGGTGTTGCTTATTTCAAAGGTAGATCTGCTGGTGCAAGTAGTGGGGCTGGAACGCTTACAAACCCCAAAACATTTGCAAATAAAGCAGCTTTCTTTACTCCTGTTTTTATCGGCAATTATGCAGCTCAAGCAGGCGAAGTAGATCTTGATTACATCGATATTGAAGATGCAGACAATATTGCTGAATTTGAGAGTTTTAAAACTACATATACCACGGATGTAGGAGCTTACGCTGGTTCACTTCAAACTCTCACTTCAGTATATGGTCCAAATGCAATTAATCTTAAGTCTCAAGTTGATTTGATCAACGGGATGAAAGGTAAATATGTAATGGGAATGGATAACAACGGTGTTTTCTCTGGTTTATCCATGGTAAGTGAACAAAATAATGGAACTGTCCAAACTTCTATAGGTTTCCAAGCTGATAGAATTTTCTTCACAACAGGTACTTCTTCTACTAAATACATGCCGTTCATAGTCCAAGACAATCAAGTCATTATGAATAGTGATGTATTTATTAAGAATTTGACCGCAGCAAACTTCAAAGCGAAGTCTTTAACAGCTGAACTGTTTAAAGTCGATAAATTGAGCGCGATTGCTGGTGAGTTGGGGACATTAACTACCTACAAGGATCCGGCTAAACCCAATGGTGCAAGGATGGTTTTAAGCGGCAGTTTAATTACGGTTTACGACGATAATAATGTTGTCAGGGTTAAATTAGGGCTGTGGTAGTGAAGAAGGGCTAGATATCTAGCCCTTTATTTTTGGAGGACAATATGCCACAAGGCTTACAATGTTTTGATGAAACTGGGAAGATTGTTGTTGATGTTACAGATCGTCAAATGCACTTAATACATACTTTCGAAGTCTCTTTAGGTTCTAATGAGTATTATAAGGATTATGTTTATGACGGTATTACATCTGAAACTCATATAGCAATTGTTAGAGAAGACTGCTTAGGTAATATGACTCAGCAATACCCTACACTTGCTTACCATGGTGGACCTTTTGCGTCTATTTATACACCTAATGTAGTAAGAGTGAGTGCATTGACTGGTTTAGCCCTTCTTACTGTTGATATTTATAGGTATGGATAATGTCTGGCTTTGAAGTAAGTAATGATAAAGGTGAAATTATTGTTAGCGACACTTACAGACATTTAGGTGTGAATTCTGTACAAGTGTTAGATGGTGGTGCACCTAGTTCAATAGGTGCATCTTCTGGTTGGGCACCTAGTTTTATTCAAACCCCTAGTTTGGTATATCCTTCTTTTCGTAATGATTTACCAAAAGAGACTCTTTATATTTTAAACCTATCTGAAGGTACTGAGTTTTGTGGGAAATATTGGCATAGTGTGCATAACAATAATATTTCATTTTTAAGTTATGACTACTCTAAAATCTCTGGTTATTTAGATGTATATGATGAGCAAGGTAATTTAATCTGGTCTGCTATATCTGCTAAAAATATTCCAAGGATTGTGCAAACATATCAATTAACAGCAGATAACTTATTAAACGGTATTATACTTAGCATTGGTTCTAATGTGGGTATCTTATTAAATACTTTGCCTTCGTGGTTTAGACCGGGACCTATGAATAACTTAAATAGAGGGGGCTTGTTTGGTAGGTACTCTAATGGTCAGTTACAATTAAAGTTTGCGGCTGCTGCTAAATTAAATGATATCTCTTCAAGGATAATTGAAAATCTAGGGCCTAATGGCACTCTTCCTGTTCATATTACCTCTTTTGCATCATAAGGTTCCTAGATAATAAGAAAGCCCCTTTTAGGGGCTTTCTTATTAAAGCATGTTATGCAGGTTGATCAGTACTTTGAGGTTCTTCTACAAAAGTGTAGTTAACTGCAATGGAACCAGTTTCAAGGTCCCAGCCTAGGTTTAAAGTTTTGAAAGCTGGACGATTATTATAACGCTGACTATTTACAATATCTTTTGTCTTTTGAGCTAATTCAATATCCATATCAGTGAATACTTTTACATCAGTCATTAGCGAATCCTCTAAACAGTAAAGTAAGTTTGTTCAGATAGAATTGCATGCTGCATATTTATTAAATCTGTTTGGTTCCAATTCAATTTGGAACCCATCTAAAAGTAGAAAAATAACAACCTTCAAAATACATAATTATTTAGGTATTTTGGCTTCGTTATGTCTTCTCGGTTCTTATCGTTATTACTCGGTGAAAATGTTAATTCATATGATCAGCAATTCGATACGTCTAATCAGGATGCAACAGCGCAGCTTTATGAAACTATGGCTCCGTTTTCACTTGGGACTAACCAAACCAAAGCCAATAAGAAGCGTACTCGAAAAGAAATTCTTACTAAATGGGAGAGAATGTTACGCTTTGCACCTATAGCAGAGGGTATGGGGATTCATGTTTCTGCAGCCTTAGGCGGAGATTCTTATAGCGGCCAACAAGTCTTTATTACGCCCGCAGAACGGTTAAAAAAGGCGAATGGACCAGCAGCTGAAAAACTAAAAAAACAACTAGATGAGCGCCGTGTAAAGATGGAAAAGCTGATCAATAAGTATTTAAGCAAGCTAGCCCGAGATGCAATTTCATTTGGTGATTCTTATGCACGTATTTACGGGAAAAAAGATAAAGGTGTAATTGACCTCGTATGTAATGAGTATACTTATCCACCATTAATACAACCTTTCGAACAAGGCAGTAAGACTGTCGCCTTTTTTTGTTTAGATCCTCGTAATTGGCAGAAAACTATTACCAAACTGAATACTATTCAAATGGTACGTTTCAAAATGCCCCGTATGAGCAATATTGCTCAATATGAGCTTGTTGAAACTGGTCTTGTCACGAAAATGTTAGAGGGGGATGATCCAGATGAGCTACCTATCTTACCTGCGCATTTGGGCGGCTCATTCCTTTACGAAATTGAAGACATTTATGATGATGTAATCCTTGCTTTGGCATCTATGAACAGCCAGCAAATTGCAGATACCGTAAATCAGATGTTCTTGACAGTAAATATGTCGGGAATGCCACCAGCACAACGTCAAGCTTATATCCGTGGTTTAGAAGGTTTACTTAAAAATCATGAGGCTTATGTCCGTGATGCTTTATCAGGTGGAGAAGCAGTTTGGAATACTGCTTTTCACATGCTTCCGGTATTTGATGAAAAACAAGTTCTAAATCCAGTGGGTGATATCAAGAATCAACGAAGCTCACCTATTAATATTGAACAGTTCATGATTAATGTCCGTTTGCTGATGGGTGGAATTGGTCTAGATCCAAGCATGGTCGGTTGGGCTGATATGTTAACTGGTGGTATAGGAGAAGGTGGAGCATTCCATACTTCTGCACAAATCATGCGTAGGTCACAAGATATTCGAACAGCAGCTTCCGAAGGGATTAATCAAATTCTTCATTTGGATTGGGGGTTTGCTTACAACGAACAATTTGAGCCTGAAGATTACCCTTGGCAAGTTGAATATTATTCAAACCAAACTGCAGCAGCTACAGAAGAAATCAACAATGCTCAATCAAGAATGAATACAACATTACTTAAAACACAAGTAATCGCATCATTGAAAGAATCAAATTTAGATGTAGATATTATGGCGTACATTCTTGAGCGCGATACAGGTATGAAATATGAGGAAGCATTAACATTAGCTGAAAGTATTGCTAAGAGCCGTAAATTTCCAGAGGATGAAGAATAATGGCTTTCTTTGAATACGAAACGCAGAATAAAACTATAAATAACAGTTTTGGAAACGTTTTAAATCCGTTTAAAGAACGTTTTGCTAAGAATCCTGTCTTGTGGTCTGGGCTAACTGTTGATCGAGCTGTTTCACATTATCAGGAACTTTACGCATTAGGGACACTTTCAGCGGCCCATTTTGGAATTGAAATTCGCCCGTACCGTGCAAACAGTAAAATTGCTCAAGCAAATATTCCAATTTTTGATCCTTCAAACAAAGTTGCTTGGTTAGCCAATAATGTAGAGGTATCACTACTAGATGCCCAAACCGATGCAGTGCATGTGGGGCATTTTCAACTCAACCATGTAACTGGTAATGCTTCAAATGAGTTGAGCATTTCATTTATTGAGACTAAAGAAGCAGCTATTGCGAATAGTGCTAAAGCTATAAAAGAAATAATGTTTAATAAAGATGGTACTCAGTCGCCACCAATTGAATACTTAATGAGATTAAAAATATATGCTTTTGATAAAGCTGCAAGAAATCAGAACCAATTTGAAATTGAGCATCTAGTTTCACTTCAAGCAGGCAATTTGCCCCTTGATGCCTCTAATAAAGCACATGCCATTGTTACTTTAAATTTCATAAAAATGTTTCCCAACTTAAAATAAGCTATGGAACTCATTGCCTTTATAGATTCACCTAATTGAGAAAATATCCTCAAACTAAAATGAGGATAACTCCGTGAGTGTTAAATCAATTTTCATTCAAACACACGCACCACATCAAAGCCGATTAGTACATGGTTTTGACTCCATGGTGAATAGTGGTGCTTGTTCAATTGGGTTTATTAAGGGTGATTACCGTCAAATTAATGCTTTAGTCACTGAAGATTACACTGAAAATGATTTCTGGCGTGTTGTAAATTTAAAAGGTAAAAAGGGTGGGATAGATGCGTTTGATTCTGTTGCGGTATTAGGCGCTATCGATGACCAGCATGCAGCTGATTTAGCGATACTGCAATTTGGCCGAATGTTTGATGCTTGTGTTACAGATGTTATTGAAACAAATCAATTTGGACTTAAGCGCCATTTATCTTCACAACAATTTAATTTGACGGGTGCAAAACCGATTCAAAGATGGCAACTAGAACAATTACAAAATGTTGTCGCAGCTGAAAAACCTGAATGGGATGGAATCAATTTAATTTCTCATGAGGGTGATATTTCTAAGTTGTTTTTAGATATGCAACGAAATGATGATCACAGCCAATTATTAAGTAAATTTGATGGGTTACCTACGCTTTTATCTAGTCTAGGCGTCGAAGAAGCGCATTATGACTCTATTATCGTTGATTACCAGCATTTAGAGCAGCTGTCTGCAATTTTGCATCACTCTATGGATCAGTTTTCAAAAACTGGCGTCAAAATCGTTAACGTTACGGAAAGTAAGCCCTTTAAGCATAAAAAAGTCCTTCAAATTGCCCTTACTTATGATTTTGATGACGGCCAAAACTTCACAATCCTTTTTCATAAGCCAGATCGATTATCAAAAAAAATTAGTCCAGCAGATTCATTAATTTCATGGAAGATTTTAATGAACAATCGGGATATTACTGCTGCAATCCAGCCTAATCAGGGAGAAGGAATTTCAATTCCAGTTCTCGCTGGTCGAATTATGAAGTTAATTAACCAAAATAGTAATCGTTTTAAGCGGTTACAATCTAAGAAAGCAGAAAAGGCCAAGGCTTTAGCAGATGCTGAACTACGCCTCGAGCAAAAACAAAGTCAATTAAATTCTTTAAGTGCAGAAATTTCCAATTTATTAAACGAATTGGATCAGTTGCAAAATACATTGTTAACCAAGCAATCTGAGGAAAATGAAGGAATCATTAAAGAGAATAGTCTTGATAATGAGTTACCAGATAGTATTTCTGATGAAGAAGCCGAACGTTTAAAAGCCGATTTAAAGCGTTTAAATGCTGATCCTGAATGGGCAGGTGAAGATGGTTTACGTTACCAAGCATTCTTTGAACGTATCAATAAGGCTCTAGAGGGGGACTCTGATGCGGTAGTTTGGGCTCGTGAATGGATTTCTGAACTAGATGACCAGGCTTTGGCTCAACAGCAAGCAGAATTAGAAGCAAAAAAACTTATTGATGCCGAAAATGAAGCTAAACAAAAAAGAGATGAAGAAGTTTTAGCAGCACGTGCAGCTGGTAAAGCTGAAAACAAAATGATGCAAGCATGGTTAGACACTTTGGAAAAGCCTGAAGATACTAACAACATAGACTTTATGGCTTGGGTTTCAGATCGCCGTGGTGAATTCTTAAAAAACTGGAATGGGGCCGAAGGTTCACCAGAATATTTAACAGCATTTTATGAATATTCAAGAGCATGGGCAGATGAACATTTAGCGGATCGCCTCAGTAATAAAGAGCCAGCCCAAAATTCAGATAATGATGAATCTAAAGAACTAAATGCTCCGACAGAAGTTGAAGATCTTCAGCCTAGTACGACAAATGATGAAGGTAATCAACTTTATCGTTCAGTAATTGAAGGGCAGGTTAAAGTTAATCTTGAGTTATTAGAGCAAATTCGAGATGAAGCAGAAAAAGACTTAAATGATCCACTTCTTATTCCAGCGGTGACAGAACTCTTGAATCAAGTGCAAAAAATGGAAGCGGAGAATATCTAATGACAACTTTAAATCTAATTTCTATTCAAGATATTGCTAAAAATCCATTAGTTGTAATTGATCAAATGATTAGTTTCTTTAAACCTAAACAGCCCTTTACTGGGCTATTGAAGGGTAGAACTAATAATGTGAAAACAGCCAAAGGACAAAAGATTTCTACTGTATTCGCTTTAGTTGATATTAATCAAGTAATTGCATCTCATACAGCAACTGGTGCGGAAAACCCTAATTATCCGCAAGAATTGCAGCCACGAGATCGTAGTCGTGAATCCTCACAAGCATGGGTACAGAAAACTGCTAATGATTTAGACCCAGAAAGCCTAGGCCGCTCAGGTCGGGCAGACACGGGAGCACCGATAACTGGTGATGATTTAGTTGTTGAATCAGGAAATGGCCGAACAATGGCAATCAAGCTTGCCTATGAGCGCGGTACCGCAGATGAGTATAAACAATGGTTGATTGATGAAGCTGATTACTTTGGCTTTAGCAGTGAGCAGGTCCAAGCAATAGCTCAACCAATCTTGATACGTATTCGTACAACTGAGATTGATAGAGCTCAATTTGCCATAGATGCTAACCAAGATGATAAGTTGTCTTTTACAGCAACTGAACGTGCTAAAGCTGATGCTAAACGTTTAGATGAGAATTTACTGGCTCTTTTTAACCCGAGTGAAGATGGCGATTTATTAGCAGTAAGTAATCAAAAGTTTATTCAAGGTTTTTTAAGTAAATTAGGTGATACAGAAGCTGCCCAGTACACAACGAAAGATAAAAAACCAACACAAGCACTGATAAACAGAATCAAGGCCGCAATTTTTAGTAAAGCGTACAATGATGATCGTCTGCTAGAAATGATGGCTGATCATACAAAACCAGATCTTCAAAATATGCTTAATGCGCTTGGTGTTGCTGCGCCTAAATTTATTGAAGCGCAAGCTATAAGTCGTGGAAATGTTCAAGATATATCAGATCAAATCGTTGATGGAATGGAGCAAGCCATTGATCAACGTGTTGCTAATGCAATTATTGATGCAGCAAATACCATTTTATCTGCAAAGCAAAATGATCAAGATATTGTTGAGTTTGTAAAGCAGCAAGGGCTTTTTGAGGATCTAGGAGAAGGTGTTGCTGAGCTCGCCGTATTTCTCGCCAAGAATAGCCGCAGTTCAAAAAAAATGAGTATGTTATTTAAAGCATTAGCTGAATTTGCAGAGAAACAGGCTTTAGATAGTAGTAATGTAGGCTTGTTTGGTGAACCTGAACCAGTAAGTGTAAAAGATGCTATCCAATATGCACAACAAGTGCTTGGTGATGATTTCATTAGTGTGCAAATGTACGATTCCTTGGTTGATTCCAGCAGTTCAAGTAAACCTAAAATAATTCGATTAACGAAAGAGGGAGCTGAACGTTTTCACAGTGCTTTGAAAGTTAAAATTGATCAAAGTAATGACAAGGAAAATCAAGAAGGGAACAAAATTAATGACATTCTTTTTGAAGAATTAGATGTTTAGATCTGGAACCTACTAAAAATTAGATACTTACGATCATTCAACATAGGAATGTAAAGTTCCTATGTTGAGGGATATATGTCCATCTTAAAGCTCAAACCAATCACTAAAGACACAGTATTGGTTGCGATTTATTACATGATTGATTTCATGCATTATCAGAGCAATATTGCTCGATTTTTCCTTCTTATAATCCATAAGCAAATAGAACTTAACTTGTCTGTAGCAAAGCAAGCTTTAGCTTTTGCCCGTCAAGAAAGTGACTTTCCAAAATTGGATGAAGTTATTGAAGTCTTATATAACGAGGCTATCAAAAACATTGATGAATCAGTTATCCAACACCTTAATAACAGTTCCAGAAATGTTATTGAACAGCTAGAGACTATTGTCAGTCTTTTTGCTTGCGATAAAGAGCTGAAGCCATACACCACTAAAAAGAATAAAACACTACAGGTTATTGGTCTTAAAGGCATCAAATTAACCAAAGCTAAAGAGTTTGACCCCTATGCCTTTTATTATCAGGGTGAAATTCTTGTACGCTCAAAACATCTTAAAGCTATTCCAGACTCTCTTCTTTCTGAAGATCAGCAACTTGTAAAAGGATTATTCTTACATGTATCAAATACCAATTCAGATGTGGAATCAGTTGGCGAATTTCGTCTCAGATCCAGAGGACCAATTGTTTCTACAACTGGATCAGGAAAAGATGAACTTGAGGCTTCAGAAGCAGTCAGAAATGATGGAGAAGTTGGGGTACTCAGAGACAGTAATTCTGGCTTACCAAAAAGTGATGATGCAAGTTTACTTGGCGGCCGAAATCCTAGAAATGAATCTTCAAATGGAGATAGTGGAACCATTGCTAACCGGATTAACAGCAGCGGAAGCAGTGAACTATCTGGTAAGAGATCATCTCTTAAACGAGCAAGAGATCGATCAATTATACAATCTGCTAAATCAGTTAGAGCTGCCATAGATGAAAAGCTAGATGCTCAATTAAAAGCAGATAAGGTAGAAACTATATGGAGTGATGCTTCAAATATTGACGAAGCTTTGCCATATCTACAATCTGCACAGCGTGGTGATGTTTTTAAGACTGAAAAGCGCTTAATAGAGGAAAATCAGAAAGGTATTCTTTTTACTAATGGCACAGGTACTGGAAAAACCTTTACTGGTCTGGGTGTAGCAAAACGGTTTATCAATGCTGGCCTTAAGAATATTTTAATTGTTACTCTAAACGATAAAATTGCTAATGACTTTGTCAAAAGCTCAAGCCCTTTAAATATCAAGGCTTACAAATTAAAAAGTATTAAAGAAAATGGCGGTGAGGATCACTCAGTCGTGGTCACAACCTTTGCTAATTTTGGTCAAAATAAAAGTTTGGTTCACAAACATTGGGATCTGATTTTAATTGATGAGGCCCATACTCTATCGCAATCATCCGATGGTAAAGCAACTGCAGCATTAAACAAACTACGAGCATTAACCGGGCATTTGCATGGTTTTAGTGAGTGGTTTGAAGATAAGTTTGCTGAGCAGATGCCAATTGAAGAATTTGATGAAAATGGTAAAGAAACAGAACAATATCTAAGCGCTTATAACAAAATGCAGGTCCTTCGAAATGAACAACGAAAGATCTGGAATTTGAATTGGAAACACCAGAAAAGTAAGGTCAAAGTTGTTTTCTTATCTGCTACGCCATTTAGCTATCACTTTTCACTTGATTGGGCGGAAGGCTATTTATTTGATTATATGTCTCCTTCAGTATCTGTTGATGACCAAGGTAATTTAGCTGAAGGCTTTAGTAAGGCTCGAGAGCACTTCTATATGGGAAATCTTGGATATCGAAAGCGATATGGTAAGTTGACGCGACCAGAAGCTAAGGTGGATACAGGTGTACTTGAAAGACAGTTCGCCGAAAATCTTAAAAACACTGGTGCTATGTCTGGGCGGGATTTAGAAGTAAATTTTGACTATGATCGTAAATTCATTCTAATTGGCTCTCGTGTTGGTGAACTTATTGATGAAGGTTTAACTTATCTTCGCAATGGTTATAAAGAAATAGAAGGGCACAAAACACGAACTTTTGAAGAATGGGCTGCTCAGACTGGTAAACCAACCACAGGCTGGGGGCGTCATGCATCTATGCAAGAATATGATCGGTTATTCACTGGAAACCGATTTAAAAACATATACGAAATTATTGCAAAACGCTTTGATTACTTAGCAAGACGCCGTTTGTTAGAAGCTATTAAAGCTGAAGCTTGTGTTGATATGGTGAAAAAGCACTTAGCATTAGGTCGTAAAGTAGTAATTTTTCATGACTATAACGAGGGCGGTGGTTTTGCACCTTTCTTGATTAGTAAGCTTGATATCGAAAAATATGAAAGCCCACTTAGAGAAGATATTGAGCTTGAATATAATGCATTCAAAGAAAATAGACCGGATCTAGTAAATCTCAATCTTGATTATGATTCACCTGTTGAAACTTTAAAGAATGCATTTCCTAATGCTCTTTTATTTAATGGCCGTCTTTCAAAGCAACAACGTGAAACTAATGTAGCGTTATTTAATACTGATGATAGCGGGCACGATATTCTCATTCTGCAGTCAGATGCTGGTTCTACTGGGATTAGCTTGCATGATACAACTGGTAAACACCAGCGAGTACTCATTAATATTGGTCAACCAACAAAGCCAGCAAAGTTGAGACAGACGGAAGGGCGTATCTATCGAACCGGACAAGCATCAAATGCTATTCAGAGATACTTGACTACTGGTACTGCATGGGAACGGGCTGCATTTGCAGACACGATTGCTGGACGCGCAGAAACAGTAGATAACTTTGCAAAAGGTGCTGATGCTGTAGTAAGTATCAAAGAAGCGTTAATTCAGGCTTATGAAGAAGCTAAATATGAAGAGCCAAGTCTAAATGATGGTATTGGTGGTAAAGCATATGATGAAGAAAATGCCCGTATTGCTAAGTTAACCCCATTTGATCAAGCACTAACATTCTACTATGCCAAAGGCAAACGTTCTGAAAGTCGTGATAACCGCGAAGGTAAGGAATGGTATGCAACGCCTGAACCTCTAGGATTCAAAATGATTGAATGGGCAGGGGTACACACTGGCGATTCTGTGCTTGAGCCTAGTGCTGGTGATGGAGCTATTGGTCGTTTTGTTCCGCAAGATATAGAGCTGACAATGATTGAACCCACTGAGTCTTTAGCTAGTCGTGCTCAAATGGCAAATACAGGTGCAAAAGTAATTGTTGATACATTCGAATCTTTAGAATCATTGAATAAGTACCATGCAATTGTGATGAATCCGCCATTTGGTCATGCTGGCACTTTGGCAATTCAACATATCAAGAAAGCTTTTGGTCATCTTTATGATGGTGGTCGGATTGTGGCCTTAGTACCACGTGGTTCTATGGATTCTAAAGTGGACGAATTTATTGATAGTACACCTGGTGCAATTTTGACAGCTGAAATCTGGTTGCCTCAATCAACCTTTAAAAATGCTGGTACCGCCGTTTCAACTCGTATCATCATTATTGAAAAACATGCAGGCTCTAATGATGTTCCAATAACACGAGAATTAGACTTTACGCACCTTACAAGTGTAGAGGATCTATTTTCAGAAATTCGTGATATCGCAATGCCTCCTAGAAAACTACGTATTGATGAGCAGCTTGCTAAGTACGATCTTTATGTCAGAACTGAACGTAGCAAGTATGTATTCAATGGCGACGGCGTTGATAAACCTCAGATCAAGAATATCATGCTCAAATTCTGGGGGTCAGAAGTAAATGAGTTTGATGAGATTGTTATGCCATATAACAAGTCTGCTGAAATCATTAAGAAGATTGATGAATTTGAGCAAGAAAACAATATTAATTTAGCTGCATAAGATTAGTATAAAAAAATACGCTCACAAAGAGCGTATTTTTTTAATTATTTAAAGGACTTGAAAGTGTAGAGTTATGCCTTAATCTTATAAAACTAAATTGATTTCTTAGACAATGGTACATCTATGAACTTTGAAAATATTAAATCTTTGCGTGAAAAAAATGACTGGCATCAAGTTAACGGGGAGCGTCGATATATTTCTAAAGATGACGTTTATTTAAGTTTTTGGTTAGGTGAAGAAACCGTAATTGAATACTTTAATTTACCTAAAAATTTACATTCTTTTGATGGTTATTTATCCCAGCTTGCTCAAATCACTAAAATTGAGGAGATGAGCGGTGCATTTGAATACAACTCAGTAAAACTTGAGAATTTTAAATTATATAAGTTCTCAGGTCATGTGCACCGCCATGGTTCTATGAAGCCTATCTCTGTTTATTTTACAGTCCATCCTAGCATTAATGATGATAAGACAGAGATTGATATGTTTAGTAAAGCTTTAATACATGCTTTAAATGATAAGTATGCATTGAATTTAATTATTCGATGCACAGATGATTAATTCCGGTTTATTCAATTACTCCTAATTGGAACTGTAGAGTTCTGCTAATAAACTTATCTTCAATAATAGTCCTAACTTTAACGGTAGGGCTTTTTTATGTCCAAAGCTTTAGCTTATGCACCAGCTGTTAATACAGCTAAAACAAAGTTGCCCAGTACTGAATCAGATCCTTTTTATGGCTCAATTTCAAAGCATAAATATGCTGAATTTTCTCTTTGTGATAAGGATGGTAACCCTATAGCTTCACCAGTAATTCGTGCTTTGTTGACAGACGGCGACAAAAGTATTGAGAGCCAATGGCAAACTCCATTTGAAAATAGCAATCCAGAACTAAAGATGCCTATGTTGATGGCTAACTTGCAAACCGGGCAAATGCTTCAAGCTGCAGCTACTCTAGGAGAAAACTCACCCTTTATTTCTGCTTTAAGCGATATGGCATCAGGACCTTTAGCAACGGCTGAAAATGCGCTTAAGAGCGTTGAAGGGCGAACTAATTTAACCAAAGTAAATACAACTCAAGTATTCCTTTCAACATCATCAGTACGTCTTAATTTATCAATCTTTTTCTTGGCCTTTAGTGATGCAAAATCCGAAGTTGAAGACAAGATCATGCAGTTGGAGGCTTGGAGCGTACCAGTATCATTATCGTCTGATTCTACGCTGCAAAATGTCATTAATAATTCAAATACAACCTTAGAAGGCTTGTTTTCAGGGGTTATCCCACCTTTCGTATCTCTCACTACTCATGGCAAAACTTATAAACCCTTTATTCTTGAAAGTGTTTCAGCACCAATAGTCGCGCCAATTGATGAAAAAGGTAACCGGTTAAGTTTAGCTGTCAATATTAGTTTAATGAGTCGAACTGCATGGGACTCAAAGGATATTTACTCATTATATGGAGGCAACTAATGATTACTTTTGACCCTGTGTACGTTGGTGAAAATACCTACCAAATGCAAGAGCTTAGTTTTGAGCAATGTCTCAAAATATCTATCATTGCTCCAAATTTTAATGAAAAAAGACTTTCAGCTTTTCTGAAATCAGCATTAGACAATGTTGATCCTTTACTTTTATCAGTTCAGGAACGGTATTTATTGCTGCTTAAATATCTTGAAAAACAAAGTAATACTATGTTGGAGGTGAACACAGACTGGTCTAAAGTTTTCCTTCAATCAGAAAATAATTGGAAAACTGAAATTACTCAAAATGGAATTACAGTTAGACAGCTTATTGGAATGGAAGTGGAGTTCTTAGAGGCAAATTGTAAGAATGTCGCTGAATGGATTGCCTGCATGATGGCTTTTCAGTTGAGTTATTCTAATCATGAGCACTTAGCTTTATTGCCGGATAGAACAAATCCTCAATTATTTGAAGAACAATTTAAGCAGCGGCTAGATTTCATTAAGAAAATGCCAGCTAGTGATTTTGATTTGTGCTATCAAGACTTTAATAATTTAAACAATGAGTTATTTACTCATTTACGGTTAAGCGTTGATAACTACGGTATTTTAGTGGAAAGAGGTGCAGATGACGCGCCTGCACGATTTCGCACCGCTTCCGTCTTTACAGGAATCATCAAAGAGTTGGACCGATCTTTTGCTTGATACAGCAAGTAGTATTTCTGAAAACTGCCCAATGCCTTTATCGGATGCATTAAAAATGCCTTTGAGTTTTGAAAGTACTTACTTCAATTCATCTGCATGGGAAAACCGCAAGAAGTATTTAGAAAACGAAATTGAACGTCACAACGTATTCTTAAAATTAGGTCAAGAAGTCATTAAAGGATTAAATGCCCTAGCAAGTAGAGGCCGATAGTTTTCATATAGAAAAGTCTGAGTAATTCGGGCTTTTTTTCGCTCTTTGTATTTGGAACCATACACCAATTAGAACAACAACACTTGCAAAAATAACCACAAATGAAACGTGGGGAATAGGTCATGTCTGATCATCAGACACTTGAAATAACAATCACTAGTTTTGCAAATAAAACAACAATTCTTAGTGGTGTAACAAGTGCTTTAGCGTCTTTAGCATCTTTTAATTGGTTGAGCTATTCGGGTGCAATTGTAGCTGTAGCGGGCCTATTCATAAGCTTTATTTTTCAGTTTAGACGTGATCGCCGTGAACGTAGAGAGAGCGAATTGCGTGAAAAAGAAAGCAAGCTACGTATTAAAGCTTTAGAGCAAGATACTGAACGAGAGAGGAAGGATGAATGAAGTTAATTGAAAATAATGCTTGGCAGTATCTATCTGTTAAGTTACCCGCCGTAGGTGCATTCATCATGCTAATTTTATTGCCAGCACTACAATGGGGTGTTGATTATGAAGTTATTCCTGAAAAATATCATGCATTTGTTACTGGTACTTTAATGCTTGTTCTGTCATGGATTGGTAAGAAAATTTCTCAACCACGACTCAACGGCCCGCAATTAACAGGCCAGTTAGTAGGAATCAACACTTTAATGAATATTCCTACAACGACAAAGTTTGACGAATTAGCTTGGATGGCTGAAGCAAAAAAACACATTGGTCTGCAAGAAATACCAGGTAAACAGCACAATCCAACTATTTTGAAATGGTTAAAGGAGCTTAAAGCTTGGTGGGCGGATGATGAAACAGCATGGTGCGGTACTTTCGTTGCTCATTGCTTGAAATCAGCTGGAATTGCTTATCCTAAGCATTGGTACCGTGCATTGGATTATGTGAATTATGGTACCAAATTAGCTAAACCAGCTTACGGTTGTGTAGCTATTAAAACCCGTAAGGGAGGAGGCCATGTTTGTTTTGTTGTAGGACGTGATAAGTCTACTGGAAAACTTGTTTGCCTTGGTGGTAACCAATCCAATAAAGTTTGTTACGCCCTATATAATGACTCAGATTTCCAAGAGTTCCGTTGGTATGGACGTACACCTCAACCAGCAAGTAAGCGTTATTCTTTACCGCAATTAAAGGGCGTAACAGCTACTAGGGTTTCTGAAGCCTAATGAAGTTACTATTACTGAGCTTTCTTTTATGTGGTTGTACGGCACATACAATTAATAGCAATGTAAATGTCACAATTTGCGTTAAAGCGATTTAAAAAAAGCCCTGAATGATCAGGGCTTTTTGAATTCAGTTTTGAACTTCTGCATCATAAATTGTTTTGAATGCGTTCTTCAGTTTTTCATCTTGCGTATCCGCGATGAACTTTTGCATTTTCTCTTTGTATTCCAGATGACCAGCTTTGTACTTAGCAAGTAAGTATGAAAACTCGCCTTGTTTATAGTCAGGATCTGTCTTGTTTTCTGGTTTATCTAGTGCTGTTTTCAGAACAGTTGCTGCTGTATCAAAGCATTGATTAATTGTTTGCTTGTCTTTTTGTTGCATAGTAAAGATTTGGCATTTAGCTAGATACAAAGCAGGATTTTCAGGCTTTCTTGCAATTTGTTTCTCATTTAAAGCCAATGCTTCATCATACATCTGTGCAGCTAAGTACACATTCATTTGAAGCATTTCTCGCTTGCCCTGATCTTCCATTGTGTTGATTTCAGGCAGTAACTCTTGCATTCGTTTTTTTAGAACGTCTGGGCTCTCAAGAGAATACTTCTGCACATACTCATTATGTTTTTCCAAAATCTGCTGATCTCTAGCAGATAGTTTTTTAGGCGCTGGAGTTTCAGTTTTTGCCGCCGACTGATTTGTGCTTTCAGAAGCTTTACTACACCCACCCAGAAGTGCTGTGCCAAGAATAATTAAGGTAAGTGTCTTTCTCATTTCTTCCGTCTTGCTGCTGATGTAATTGTAAATTCATGCACTACATGAGGTGGATTTGTAACAACTGTTCCACCATCAAACTTGGCATCATATTTCATTGTCAATTGAACTGTGATTACTGATAAGTCTGGGGGAGGTAGTTTAATTTCGCAACTACCGACAGGTTGCCTATCATTTTCCGTATTCCAATATCCCTTTTCCACTTTCAATCTCACAACATCACCTATCTGCTTTTTGTCTTTAAACAGACGCAATGCTGCTTGAGGGTAAATTGTTGCATCCCCTTTTAAAGCAGGAGGTAGTAAAGTTGCAGTCACGAATAGATTTTGTTTTTCAAATTTATATGAGACTTCAAATGTACAAGCACCGGACATAGCTTGCATAGCTAAACCGAATAATGTTGCTTTATCTTGATCGTATGGATATAGCCAAGGTTTAAAAGGAACCATTGTGGTTTTAGTATTCTCTATGTAGTAATTCTCGTACTCATCTTTTACAAAGGTGTCTGTTGCTGGTTGTTTTTGAGACATAGGGGCTGGTGATGATTTAGCAGCAGAAGATGCGGCTCCACCGCCGTTGTCTTGAACGACCAAATTTTGTTTTGGTAGAAGTTTACAACCACATGAAAGAGAGTCATTAACACGAGCAGCAGCTTTACCGAAAATTTGCATATTCGGATCGCCAGATACAATTGTTGCGACAATTTTATGTGTTGGGCAGGTTGCTTTATCACCGACACAAGCAACGGCAATGCCATCAATTAGAAACAAACTGTTCCCTGAGATTACTTGACCGCCTCCTGTAGTTGGACAGCCTATAGTTATGTATGGGGTAGCCAAATCTATACCTTCTTATTTTCATGAAGCAGAGCAATGTTAACAAAGAGGGATAGACAGTGCTGTATAGTTTTATTTATCTGGATGCTCAGCTCATACGATCAAGAGTAATGTGAATCTATGTATTTGAGTGAAAGTAATATAAAAAAATCCTCAATTGAGGATTTTTAAAGCTCAGTATTTATAAAAATACTATTTTACTTTTAAATTAATATATTGAGACATTTCAGAATTTACGATATCAAGTATTTCTTTATTAAATAATTTTTTAGAAGTCTTCATATGATTTGTCATTCTATTTAATTCAAAAACTGATTTTGATTGTGATAAGTCTCTTAGCATTCCTCCAATAGATCCTCTGTAATATCGGATTCGAGATAAATCTAGATTAAGATCAGTGTCAAAAGTCTTTTCATAAATCTTTAAATCGATTAGAAATTGTTTATAGAGCTCTTCGCATTCATTGCGAAAAATACTTCTTCTTTCTTCACATTCGTTAGCTATTTTTTCTGCCTGATCGATGAAATTCTGACTAATTTCAGGGAAGCTTTTTGCGATAAATATATGTTTTTGTGTCATTACATACTGATGATAATAATCAAGGTAACTTACAAGTTTATATAAAGATGTTTGTGTATTTTTAGCAAGTTCAGATCTATTTATGCCAGTTTGAGATTCTCTCCAATCATTAAATAAATTAGCTGCAATTATTGCTGCCCCAATAGTAGCTAAAGCTGAAAGTATACTTACTGTTAGAGACCAAGCTTCTTTTAATGGGTTATCAATTTGATTATAGGAATATAGCCAAAGAGTGAAAAAGAAAAATATGATACAAATCGAAGTAATCCAACCAATGGTATCTATTAATAAAACTTTAATTTTTGAATTCATAACTTTGAGTACTTCTGAGATTAGCTTATTTTAGATAATCATAAATATTAATCTAGTCGAATAAATGGAAAATTCTTTTAAGTTTTTGATAGTGAAACGAGCAGAAATTTGCTCAAAAATTTTAAAATCCGACGAAAGTGAGCAAAAAATTGCTCATTTAGTTATGAGTGGTAGTTCATCCCATTTAAATGGATTCCTAGTTAATTTGTCTCGTGACATTGACCAGTTGCGACCTGGTACATAACACGAACTTATACCGAGTTTTTTCTTTCCGAATTTAGTGTGCACGCTATCTAGTGTTTTCATCAACTGTTCTTTCTTTTCTATTGCATCAAAATCTGTGAGCAAGTCATATGTATGGCCAGCCTTGGGTTCTAGCCCAGTTAATATGACACCACATTTTTTATACTTAATATCTTCTTTATAAATGTGAGATACCATTTTTGTAGCGGCTTTTACGAAATCTAACGCACAATCTGTTGGCTGTGAAAATGAGCCGGTTATTGACTTGCTATAGAAAGGTACATTTTCATCAAAAGGACTAGATTGAACAAAAACAATAAGACACCCGCATAATGACTCATCATCTCTCAATCTCTTACAAGCTTCTTGAGCATGCATCGCTATCGCTTCTTGAAGGTCAATGAGTTCTGTAACTTTTGCACCAAAAGAACATGACTTAATAATTTGCTTTTTAGAGGGTGGGGTGTCTTCAATTTCAAGGCAAGAGATGCCTTGCAGCTCATTAATTGTACGAGCCATCACAATAGAAAATCTTCTTTGCATCTCCCTGGGTTCACTACATGCGAGATCAAATACAGTGTTAATTCCCATTGATTGAAGCTTTTTAGCGTGCTTACGGCCAACACCCCAAACCTCAGAAACATCAATCTGCGCGAAGTAATATTCTTTATTGCAAGGGTCCATGTTTACCAAATCGCAAACGCCATTAAACGATTGATTTTTCTTAGCTATATGGTTAGCAATCTTCGATTCTGTTTTGCTTCTACCGATTCCAACGCACACAGGTAATCCAAGCCATTTCCATATTTTTAAGCGCATATCTTGAGCGACCTTTTCTAGGTCAAAATTTTTTTCATAAGCTGAAAAATCAACAAAACACTCATCTATTGAATATTTCTCAACATCTTCGTCAGTTACATACGATGCAAGAATTTTATGAAATCTGCGCGACATTTCAGCGTAAAGTTCATAATTACTAGAGAGAACAATTACATTGTGCTTTTGTACGATTTCTCTGATTTGGAATAATGGCACACCCATTTTTATATTTAAGATTTTTGCTTCATTACTGCGCGCAACGGCGCAGCCGTCATTATTTGATAAAACGATGACCGGCTTATTGTTTAAGCTTGGATTAAAGACTCTTTCACATGAGACATACATGTTATTTACATCTATGAGAAAAAAGACTTTATCTTTGTGCCTCATGATTTTTTTCTTGCATTTTTTAGAATATAGGTAACCACGCCCCAAATTATTAGTTCTTGCCCGTCATGAAGATGAATATCATCATAATCTGGGTTTTCAGCTTTTAACCAACGCTCATTTTCATCAATCATTAAGCGTTTAACAGTAAAATCATTATCTATAAGTGCAACAACAATATCGTTGTGTTTAGCATCAAGACTACGATCAACAATCAACTCATCATCAATATCAATGCCAGCGTTAAGCATCGAAAGTGATGCCACTCTAACAATAAATGTTGCTTCTTCATTTTTAATTAGGTGCTCATTCATGTCGAGAGTTCGATCAACATAATCTTGAGCAGGAGAGGGAAAACCAGCTGAAACTTTTTCTATAGCTAAAGGTATTGAAAAAAAAGTAGTAGGTGAAACTAATTTTATGGATTCAACCTCACTCAATACCTTGCCAGCATTGAGATGTGGTTTAATTTCGATAATGGAATTGGGGATAATGCTCAT